CTCTGCACCAGATGCTTTCGTAGATGGCATCATGGAAGGTAAAGAATGGGTATGGGAAGGAAACGTTTTGCGTGAAAAGCATTGCAATGAGGTTAAGAACTCTATAAATAAATTGGTAGATAACGAAATTCTAGAGGCAAACAAGTTGCGTCTCTTCGCGGACTTCTTATCTAACTTATAAATAATAATATTAACACTAAAACTAGTACATTCGGAACCATAATGGCTGAAAACAACGAACTACATGAGATGGAAAATCAGGTAACGAAAGGTGCTAAGTCTGCCGATCCTATGCCAAAGGCACCAAACTACGTCCCAGACGCAGGTGCAGTTGAGGATCTAGGTGGTCCTACTCCTATGAATTCCAAGTCTACAGACGACTCTAACAAGTTGAAGACTCCATCCGCTAAGTTTGCCCAACAGGGTGATCCACAGACTAAAGGGTCTGCTGGAGCAACAACTCTTCCCGGTCCTGCTGCTATAACCTCATCAGGTTACGGTCGTGGTGCTAACGAAGAAGTGGAACAGGAAGAGGAAGTAGAAAATGTGATACAAGAAGAGGAGATCGATCTTACACAAGACGTTCAAGCACTTCTTGAAGGTGAAGAACTCTCTGACGAGTTCAAAACAAAAGCAACTACCGTTTTCGAGGCAGTTGTAAAATCAAGAATCGCCGAAGCAAAAGAGGCGATGTCTGCTCAGTACGATGAAAAACTTGTTGAAGAGGTTGCTGTTATTAAACAGGAACTTACAGAGAGAATCGATTCGTATCTAGAGTACGTAGCAAATGAGTGGTTCACTGAGAACACACTTCAATTAGAATCAGGAATCAGAGGAGATCTCTCTGAGTCCTTTATGACCGGTCTTAAGAACCTCTTTGAAGAACATTATGTAAACATCCCTGATGAAAAATATGATGTACTTGAGGCAATGGTCGAAAAATTAGATGATATGGAGACTAAACTCAATGAACAGATTGAGAGCAATGTTTCATTAACGAAGCGTTTAGCAACATCTGTTTCCGACAACATCCTAGATGAAGTCTGTGAGGGTCTTGCACTATCTCAAAAAGAGAAGATTGCAAATCTAGCAGAAGGCGTTGAGTTTGAAAGTGAAGTACAATATCGTGAAAAACTGTCTACTCTTAGAGAGACATATTTCGCTCCTAAGAAACCAGAGGCAAGTTCACAAGAAGTTATCTCTGAAGATGCACCAGTAGAGGCACATTCCCCTGCTATGGAGTCATACATTCAGGCACTAACTAAGTACCAGTAAATTAACTAAAACGCAACTAACATGTTTAATTCTTCTCAACTACAGAAGAAGTGGCAACCTCTCCTAGAGGCAGAAGGTATTGATAAGATATCTGATAATCACAGGAAAGCGGTTACCGCCCAACTTCTAGAAAACCAAGAAAGATTTTTAAGAGAGGAACGTGCATTCTTGACAGAAGCACCTCCTACAACATCATTAGGAAACGGTGGAGCGTCCGCAGGAACTCCCGGATTCAGTGGTGGATCAGCTGAGACAGGACCTGTAGCAGGTTTTGACCCAGTTCTAATCTCTCTTATACGTCGTGCTATGCCTAACTTGGTGGCATACGATTTAGCAGGCGTACAACCAATGAACGGTCCAACAGGTCTTATCTTCGCGATGAGAACCAGATACGATGGACAGTCAGGAAGAGAGGCATTCTTCAACGAACCAGATTCAGCGTTCTCTGCTCAAGATAGCGATGCATCTATGACACAGGGTGACTATGTACTCAACACAACTGACGGCGGAACAGACGTTGGTTTCGGTACAACAGCACAAGGTCAAACACCTGCGACAGATGGAACAAACCCATCTATCCTAAATGGTGGATCTGCTAACGCTTATAACGTTGGTCAAGGTTTTGACTCAACTGCACTTGAATCTTTAGGAGATGCGTCAAATAATGACTTCCGCGAGATGTCATTCAGCATCGAGAAGGTTACTGTTGCAGCAAGATCAAGAGCACTAAAGGCAGAGTACAGTTTAGAACTTGCTCAAGACTTGAAGGCAATCCACGGTCTAGATGCAGAAGCAGAATTAGCAAATATCCTCTCAACAGAGATACTTGCTGAGATCAACAGAGAAATCATCAGAACAATCTACAAGGTTGCAAGACCCGGTGCACAGACAAACACTGCATCAACAGGTGTCTTCGACTTAGACGTTGACTCAAACGGAAGATGGATGGTTGAGAAGTTCAAGGGAATGATGTTCCAACTTGAAAGAGATGCAAACGCAATCGCACAGGAAACTCGTAGAGGAAAGGGTAACATTATCCTATGTTCTGCTGACGTTGCTTCTGCACTTGCTGCTGCAGGTCAACTAGACTACACTCCTGCTCTAAACGCTAACTTAACAGTTGACGATACAGGTAACACATTCGCAGGTACATTGAACGGAAGATTCAAGGTATACATCGACCCATTCGCTGCTAACCTATCTGCTGATCAGTACTACGTTATGGGTTACAAAGGTTCTTCACCTTATGACGCAGGATTATTCTACTGCCCATACGTCCCATTACAGATGGTTCGTGCAGTTGGACAGGATACATTCCAACCTAAGATTGGTTTCAAAACCAGATACGGTATGGTATCAAACCCATTCGCTGAAGGTACAACTCAAGGTCTTGGAAGAATCACTGCTGGTTCTAACCGTTACTACAGAAGAGTTAAGGTTCAAAACCTTATGTAAGGTAATAAGTATAATTACGTTCCGACCTCCTCACTTGAGGGGGTCTTTTTTTTGTTCTTTTATAATTAATATTGATACAACAACGATTATGAACGGTAGACTAGACAAAGTTGCAATGACCAGTAAATTAATGCAACTCAAAAGAGAGCTACATTATAAGTGTGAGATAGGAGAAAAGGGTGAATGGGAATGTAAAGGTGCTAACGATTATCTTAATAGAGTATTCGATGTATTAGATGAATTTTGGCAATAAATAATGATGATATTTTTTAACAGTGAAACCTAAAAGCATTTATTTTGATGGATGTTCTTGGACAAGAGGAGCAGAACTTGAATTACCTGAATCAGAAAGATTTTCTAAATTATTGTCTGATCATTATGATTGTCGTGAAACAAATTTCGGTAAGTCTGGTGGTTCAAATGATAGAATAGTAAGGAATTTGATAGTAGAAAATAATATTAAATCAATGTATGACTTGGCAATCATACAAATGTCATGCCCTGCAAGAACGGAGTTCTATTTTGATTACGAAAAGCAATGGATAAGGATTAATCCATCTTATAATTTTAGTAAAGCTCATTATAAACGACCATGGAAGAGAAAGAGTGTAGGGCAGGTTGACGGAGGCAGCAAAAGCAACTTTCATTATGATTGTCCCTTATGTGGCACAAAAACAAAAAAATTAAGTGAGAAGTTTACCAGAGAAGCAGAATTCTGGCATGATTACTACAGAGTCGTAACGAGTGAAGAATTTTTTGATACAAAAGAAGAAATACATTATCATACAATCAAGAATCATTGCCAAGTGAATAATATACCTCTTATAATAATGTCAATAAACAAGTGGACAAGATTGGATTTTGATTTACAATTGGATGTACAAAATTTACCTAGAGCTCCAAAACGACATCCAAATAAAGAAGGACATCGTATGATCGCCGATGAATTGATTAAATTGATAGACCAAATTTAGATCAATAAATAATGATATGTCAAACAACCCATGTTCTCTTAACGAAGTATCCAATAAGAACTTACTCTCGATAGGAGGATTTAAATTAGTTATCAATAAATGTCCAAAGGTAGACTTTCTTTGCAATAGAGCAAATTTACCCGGACTATCTCTTGGTGTTGCTGTACAAGCAAACTACCTTAGAGATTTACCGGTACCCGGTGAAAAACTTACCTATCAAGATCTAAGAGTTGACTTTCTTGTAGATGAGAATTTAGAAAACTACACTCAATTATATGAATGGATAACTTCACTGGGATTTCCATC